CATTCACGGTCGTTTGCTGCGTCACCGTCGCGCTGAAACGCACGCCTTGCGCGGCGGCGCTCGAAGCGAAAAGCAAAAAGAAAATGAGGAAGTGTTTCATCAGAATGGCCCTTCAAGACGGATGTGAATTGCATACTGCATCGGAGTTGCGCCAACAGAAGCATAGCCGTTCGTCAGATAGCTGATCGCAACACCGTTTTTCGCAAAGAAAGAACTAGTGTATGTAGTCATCGTCCCTATGGTGTTAGCGGTGATAGTGTTTCCATTTCCGATAGCTACGGCTTGAGCGAACGAGGAATCAGCATCGGTCCACAGCGGAGTGCAGGCTGGCAGCGAAGAACTTGTCGTTGCTGCTTGCGTTTCCGTGATGACGCAAGAAAAACGGAAGAAGCCATTCGATGTTGGCGTCGAGATCGGCGTCGATGAAACGTTCGCGGCAAGAGCAGTCGTATTAATAGCGCTAATCGGCGATAATGTGGCTTTCGTCTCGGGGAAAAAATCAATTTGATAAGTTCCTGCTGCGGCATTTGTCGAGAGGACCCGACCTAATACTTGGGCTCCATTATTCGGAAAGCCGGCTCCAGAATCATGACAGTTTCCCGCAGATATGCTGCTAATTTGAATATAGTCCCCTGCTGTAGTGGCAGCATCAAATACACAATTGACTAAGCCAAATACCTGAATGTTAGCACTGCCGCTAACTCCCGCCCCTGAGGTAACAACGCCGATTACACCACCCGTATCCCCGAGCGTAGGATACGTCACGGTCGAAGGAGTGCCGGTAAATTTCGCCAGCGAATTGATAAGCGTGCCGAATGCTGCATTATTCTGGACGCTTATCGTTACATCTGCGCTTTGAATCGTCCCGTCAACATACTGCGTCCCATTGTTTCGCGGGTAGTGCCCTGCCGTATTTGTCGGGTTTTTAAGCGTGTTCGCGCTGATGTCAAAAGTTTTATTCGTCATCGTTTGCGGAAGAGTCAATTCGACGATACAATCCCATGTTGCAATGAAAAATCGCAAGCACGGAAAGTCGCTACGGTACGCAAGCATTCCCGGTGTGCCACTCGGATCGACCGTCCCGCTCGCGACAATGTAGTTCGAGCCACCATTAATGATCGAGAATGGGTTCTTGTTGTTCTCGCGCCAGAGTTGCGTACCAAGCGAAACACTGCAAAGCTGGCCGAATGTACCTGTATTCGCGACAATATCATAGCCAGTGTTCGTCATCCACACGCTAGCTTCACCGGCGGCGTCGAGGGTGAGAGGATTGCTTAATTGAAAAGTTCCTGTCGAGTCTGAGTAGATCGCTTGAGGCGTGCTTGTGCCCGTCGCGAAGAAGTTTACGCATCCTCCGGTGAGTGGAACACCCGTCGCTGTGAGAAATTGCTGGCGAACGAGTTGTAGTGGAGCAACAGCTACTTGTGCGCGAAGCATGCTCGCTGCGACGAGAAACAAAAACATGAATTTCTTGAAGTAACTCAACGTCTCATCCTTTCTATGTCGCTTTCTTCTTTCTCGCCAGCAACTTTGAACAGTGGAACTGTTTTGGGAGCTTGCGCCGCTGGCGCTTGCAACATGAACGGCGCTGTTCGAACAGCAGGGGCTACTTGCTTCCCCGGCAAAAACGACAACGGATCACGCGGCATCGACAATTTCGCTGCTGCGCTCATCTTTGTTTGATTCCACAAGCCGAGCTGGCTGAGAGAAGAAATGTTCGAACCTGTCCCGCTAGGGTTCGGATCGAATTGTAAACGGTTTGCCAAGTCCCCCTTGAGATACAATTCCTTGACTTCTTCCGGCGAGAATAGCGCTTTCAGATACGAATCGCTATATCCACCGATGCCATCGTGCCCAACGCGGAAACGGCTTTGCGCGATGTCTTGCACGACTTGACGCTTTAGCGGTTCTAGCGCTGCATCCATCTTCTCAGCTTTTAGTACATTAATATCCGCAGCGGAAGCGTTCGTCAGCATTGTCGTTACGCGCTGAGGGTCTTGCGTACGCCCGATCTTATAGAGAATTGACTGAGGATCGCCATACTTCGTTGCATAGTCTTTCCAGCCAGCATTAGCGGCGCGCCAATCCTCAGCACCACCATATTTCGCCGTTCCTGCTTCAGCGGCAGAGTCGGCAGCTTGCGACATTGCACGGAAGATTCCTTGCGTCTGATTCGGCAGGCCTTCCGTCTCACCCATTTCGCGGAAGAACTTCCGCAGTTGAATTGTCTGCGCGACCGTTGGCTGGAAACCTTCCGGCTTCGCGGAAAGCAGATCGCTGACGACAGCGCGCATCGAGCGCGGCGTTTGCGCGAGTATCGCTTCCTCAGCACCCATCGGGAGATTGCCCTTGACTTTGCTCCAAGCGAAAGAGATAGGCGAGCCATCAATCGTTTTGTCCATCAGATAATCTATCTTCGCGTAGCCTTGCGAAGCATTGTCATGCGAAACAGATTTCGCGACTTGCTGTGTTTGCTTGATCTGCTCTCCCGCACTTTCCGCCGACAGTCCCGCACGCTTAGGGTCAACGTCATCCATAAAGCCGTTAACGGCTTGCCCAAACTTAACTTTTTGCTCTGCGAGCGCGCTGGAAAGCTCCTTCCCCCCGACAGCCGCCGTCGTTCCTGCTTTTTGCAAGTTCTGCGCCATCGCGTCTTCCGTAGCTTGGCCGGGAGTGAGCTTGATTCCTTCTTCGCTTGCGTGAGTCAAAACTTCACGCGGAGTATTATTCAAAGCAGGCTGTATCTGGCCGCCAGCACGCGGCGTATCGGCCTCGGAAGTTGCAAGTTTGCGGCCGAGAGCTTCTTCTACTGTCGCAGCAGGAGAAACTTTACTCCACAGCTTATTCCCTGCTGCCGACACTCCTTTAATGGCACCAGGTGCAGCAAAAGGAACGGCAACTCCAGCTGTTGTTCCCAATCCACCAGCTACGTCGCTAGATTCGAATTGCTGGCCAGCTTTTGCAAGTTGTGGCCCTAGGAACGGCACTCCGCTCTCCGCGTATTCAATCGCGCCATTAATCTTGTTCATCACTCCGGCTTTTTTCATGCGCTCGATAGCGTCTTTGTTCGTCAACTCCATTGGATCAACGACACCATGATAAGCAAGGCTGGCAGAATCCAATGGGTGCGAAAACATATGAATCAAGCCACTACTAGCATCTTTCACTGCCGCGAATGCGTCGTCTTTGTTATAGCCCGGAAGTCCAGCTCCCAAGGATTCAATAAACCGTTGTCCTGCGCCAACGGGCTGTTCTTGATTAGTAGAAGTTTTCCCAGCCTCGTATTTAGAAAAATCGATAGCAGGCGTAGATGGTACAGCTTGATATTTATTCCAATCGATTTGAGCAGGCGCTGACATTTACGGCTTGACCTCGTATCCTGCTGCTTTTGCTTGCCGGGTCGCTTCTTCGATGGAAACATTATGATCTTTCGCTGCTTGCGCGATTTGAGCGCTCGTAAGAGTTTTAGCATTCCCGCCACCGCCTTGCCCGCCGATGCGCTTCTGAATGTCCCCAATCTGCTCTTGATATGATTGATGACGGTTCGCCATGTCCTGCTTCAAGACTTTCGCCACACTAAGAGCTTGCCCATACGTAGCGCTCTCGGGTATGAACGCTGCAATCTCTTTTCTCGCCGTGTCGGAAAGTTGTCCTGTCAAACCTGGTGACGACGTTACTTTCGCGATCTCGTTCACAGCAACTTGCCGCGCGGCATCGAGCGCAAGTTGATTTTCGCTCCCCGCGAGTAGTTTAGCACCTGTACGCAGCGGAGCATTAAGAAGAGGAATTCCAGTATTTATAGCTTTTTGCGCCAGGCCAGTGAACAGATCAAGATTCTTGTTCGCTGTTTTCTCGAACGCACTTACAGCATCGAGATTCGATTGCAGCTTCGTCAGCGATGCCTTGTTCGCGGCATACTCCGCGCTGCCCTCGGCAAGCGATGCCCCCGCGTGAAGCTCCGCCGTGCGGTTCATCACCGCACGCTGAAGCGCCATGCCAGCGGGACCGCGCCCCATCTGCGGCATCGCGCCAGTCTGATAGTACTTTTCCGCAGCTTGATCGAACGCTTCGGAAGACATGCCGAACTTCTTCGCAACCTCGGCGGAAGGCAAACCGGCTCCGGTATTCGCAGCGATAGCAAGATTGAACGCCGGCACGATCTTCTTCATGTGCTCTTCGTAATCTGAAGGCCCCTTTCCAAGATTCTTAGCTAGCCAGTCGTTCATCGAGCGCGTAGCTGGCGGACCGCCTTGCGCCGTCTCCATCTCGGTATGTAACTCGGTCGCTTTTGCCGTCGCTGTTTGCTGTTGCTTTTCTAACGTCTCCGCCTGCGTCTTCGCATCCGCGATCTGCTGAGCGTGCATTCCGATGGACGCTTCGGCGTTCGTTAAGCTCTTATCATCAAGCTGAATACCAGATAATTTTGAGGTATCGAATCCCAGCTTTTGAAGATTTGGCAAGCCGTTTTGCAGTACGCCTTGACGCTTCGTTACGTCCGACTCGCCGCGCATGCCTTCAAGAAGCTCATAAGCAGCTTTATTCTTCGCCATCTCGTTGTTGCGAACCATTTCGCTCGCCGCCGCGAGATTCTTGACCGACTCGGCATATCCATTGCTCATCTTAGTCAGCGTGTTAGGATTAACTTGCTTTCCAGCAGCTTCGTTGATAAGACCAGGCATGTCAAAGCCAGTCACGTTCCCATCTTTATCTTTAATGATGTGATTTGGAGCAAGGCTCCGTAAAGTTTGTGAATCTTGCAATTCTATTGCTCGCTGCTGATTCTCTTGCTCCAAGCCAGTTTGCTGGAGTTGCGCCGTTTGTTGTTGCGTCTGCGCACTACGAATCCTAGACAACTCTGCATATTGCTGAAGCAGCGACGGTGGCTGCTGAACTGCGAGCGCAGGGAGAGGAATGCTACCCATAGTAGGGGTCTCCTGCCGGATCACCTGTATTCCCGCCAGGAGCTTGACCAGGAGGGTATTGTGGATGAAAGAGATTCTGTAACATCGCGTATTGGCTCAAGTTCCCGAACGCGCCACCAAAAGCGTTCCCTGCTCCGACGTAGCCGCTCGCTTGCGCTGCTCCTATGTTATTGAGCTGCTGACCGATCTGCGCACCGCCAGTAAGCGAGATGTTAGCCACGTTGCCAGCGGCCGCTTGTCCCTCACTTCCAAGCTGCGCAGCGGAAGTCTGTCCCAGTCCCGCGAGTGAAGCGTAACGGTTGAAAAGATTCGATTGGTTCTGCTGGTATTGATTGTAGCCTTGCTGATACTGCTGCATCGCGCGGTTGTAGACGTTCTGATAATTTTGTTCGCCGAACTGCTGCCCGTATTGCTGAAGCGCTTCCCCAGTGTTTCCGGTAAGCAAGTTCCCGCTCGCGGCAGCTGAGTTCGTGAGCGCGCCCGTGCCTTGCTCCAGCGCGAACTTGTAGCCAGGTTCTTGCTGCGCTTGAGCCAGCGTTGGGGCAGTGAACTGCCCGGTCCACGGCGCGAGCGGTCCAGTACCAGCAAGCCCTTGATCTTGCAAACCGCTGAGCGTGCCGACAGCTCCTTGCCCCGCCTTGATCCACGGGGCCATGTTGCCTTGCTGTGTTTGCCATTCCTGTTTCTGGAAATCCAGAGCTTGCTGCTGCTCTTCGAATTGGAGCTGCGCTGCTGACTTCGCGGCATTTGCTTGCGTGCGAGAGGATAAAAGACTAGCACCAGCGCCGATGCCTCCAGCTATAAGCGAACCGCCGATGATCGCCGTGCTAGTTGCTACGCTCATTCACTCTCCGCCTCATCGTAAAAGCAAATCCAAATCAATCTGCCATCCTTAGGACCACTTCCGAAACCTTCATGCGGGTAACGGCTATGAAACAAGCACGTCGGGTAAGTTATGAAACGATTGAACTTCATCGCGACGAATCCAATTTGCTCCCAACGATCCAGAATCTTCCATTCACGCGTCATCGCCGCATAAAAAGCGTCGGCGTTTATCCCATGTTTCGTGAGTTCTTCCTTGGTTCCGAGCCTGTCCGTCCCAAGCTCACGATGCTTCCAAAAAGCAGTTCCGCCCTTGCATTGATCCAGTGTATTAAGATAAAGAACGCTTGCGAACGAAGCGCAAATGTCATCGGAATGCACCCAGCTGTGCGGCAATTCCCCCGCCAGATTAAGGCGAAAACAAGAAATCTTTGGAACGATAGTTTTCCCGAGAAGCGCGGCGATGCGTTCGTGCCACTGCGGGACGGGATACTGGCTGATCCCACTGTAAAGAGCGCCGTCCGGCCCTCTCTCGATCGAGAAACCTCCCTTTACGACGGCATTGCGAACGGAATCAGCGTCGCTGGCAAAGTTTTCAAATTGAAGCAATTCCGTCATAGTAGCTTCTGATACGTCGATTCGACGTACTCGTATCCCATCTGCTCGTAAATCTTTTCCACTTCCTCGCTCGGCGCGATCATCTGAAAACGTTTCGCACCAGAGCTTCGTGCGCATTTCTCGGCGGCGCGCAGCAGCTTTAGCCCTTCGCCGCGATGATTCGGCTCGACCCACCAGAAAACTTCCCCGCCCATGACTTCACCGGACATGAAATGCGGAAACACGATGTAGCCGAGCATTCCGGTGACTTGCCCACCGCGTTCGGAAACGATCAAGCCGTCACCTTCGAGAACTTTCTCGGCGCATTTACGCATCTGCTCGGGATTTCCGCTCAAATACTTGCTGTAAGTGCTGGAAGAATGAAAATGCTCTCCCATCTCGACTAGTCTCGGAATATCCGATACCATAGCACAACGAATCACTTTTTACTCCCATTCAAAAAGGCACTGGCGCAAACTTGATCCATTTCACGAGTACTCCGTCATACACGTACAAAAATCCATTACTAACAGCCATCTGACCGTTCTGCCCAGCTTGCGCTGCGCTCGCGGGTGCTGCTTGATTCGCTGGCGTCTTGAGCTGCTGCGCAGAAATCTGCAAATACTGCACCCACGTGAAAGACATCTGGCTATTCTTATCGACGATAGGAGTTTCTGTCGGTGCTCGGAACGGCGATTGCAGCGTAGTGACATTCGCGGCCATTAAGCGACCTCCGCATATTGATGAGTCAAACGCTTTCGTGGCGATGGCTGTGTCTTCGGGTTAATATACGCATCGATGAAGCGCCATGGAACAGGGTCGCTGCACGTAATCTCGGGAACGAAGTCACGCGCCCTACCAAGCCGCTTGAACGACACGCGTTGCTGATACTTGCCTGCCAGGCCACAATCTTTAGCGCGTTGCATGCCGTAAGTATGCCCGCCGTCGCGCGAGATGCGAAGAAAGAGCTGCGGTCCGCGAGCGTTGCCCGCACCATCAAGCAGGGGCGGTTCCGGTCCTAGTCCCGTTTCAAGATAAATCTCCAACTCGCTATAGCGCATCCATTGATGCTCGCTGTTGATATGTGGCGCTCGACGCAGGCGGTGAATCAATGCGCCATTATCGGTAACGAAGTTCCACCCGCCTCCCGCTTGCACGGGAGAGGACATTTGATATGTTCGTCCACTCTGGCGATCACCAACAAGGTGCTTTCCGAAGTTATACGTATGGCAGATCGGCAGCGCCGCTTGATACGCTCCTAGCGCAGCGTTCCAGAAACCGCGCTTGTGCCAGAAACCCGTTGACGTGTCGTAACTCCATGTAGCTTGTGCTGACGGGAATGTAATGACCCAAAACGAATGCCCGTTCTCTTGATAAGTGAATGCGCGCGCATCGGAAATCTTCGCGTAAGATTGCCACGCCGTTTCTACGGCGTGTGTCGAAATGCGCTGGAAAGTAAAGCCATTCGTGCGGAATGCCATCGCTGGGCCTTGATCGTTGCGCTGCCCGATCAAGAAGATAGCGTTATCAAGTTCGACCATCGAGAATTGCGCACCACAGCCTTGCTCGATGAAACCGCTAGGCATTGCTGCAAGTGGAAACGGGAACGCTCCGACGTTGTAATCAACTTCCGTTTCTTTCGCGCCGGCAAGCCACAAGAAACGATGGTCAGCGATCATCCCGACGACATTATCAGCGAATGTATTGATTGTCTTGATCGCAAGCGGCGGCCATGTCGTAGCATCGAAAGCGTTCGAAGCGTATATAGTCTGCGAAGAAGCAACGAGCAGAAAGAAAAATCCATCGATATACGAGATTTGCGTTACGGATTGCGGCTGCCACGGGCCTATAATTGGCCCGGTAAAAGTTCCTGCAACAATCGCCGGAAACACTTGCGTCGCAAGCTGATAAGCGTAGAGATTCCCCGCGCTAACAATCGCAAGTTGCTGCGGACAAGCTACAAAACTGACTTGCGAACCATCATTACCAACGTTACCGAGCGCATTTGTGTTTCCGTTCGCCAGCTCCTCGTAAAGCGTCGCGTCAACGACTTTGAAGCTTCGCCCACTGATCGTAAAGTTCCCGCGCGTTTGATTCCCGCCGGGATTATTAAACTGCGAAAGGCCGGGTGTCGAGTAAAGCGTCATTGCTGAGACACCCATCTCGCTCTCGACTTTTTCTGGCAGTAGATTGATACACTCCTGCGCGTCGGCGCTTACCGACTGCGAAGTGTACGTGCCGGAACAGAATCCAAATCTAGAAATTTTACACCGCCATACTAATCATTCGTCTGTTTGCTTCTATAATTCCAATCACTGCGCTTCCCGCTTTGCCGCCCGCCTGGCAAGCCTGCATCCCGCGTGCTCATCATCGGCGACGTAATATTAAGACGCGTAAAGCGCCTCAACGCCGAGCGCTTGAGCTGTTCTAGCGCATTCGTCCACGGCAAGTCGAAGTCCGGCGCGATCATCTCCGCAAGCGAATAGACGAACGCCATCAATCCACCTTGCGGGAGCGTTACCATGTCGTTCAACTGATACTGCGCGAGCAATGTTTGCAGTAAGAGTTCAAGTGGGTAAGCTACTGTCGGAACGACCCAAATGAACATCGAGCCATTTGGGTAGTCTTCCTCGTAGTACATATCCGTAGGCGTGACGCTCTGCACGCCAGGAGCCTTCTTTGATGACCACCACTTGCCCTTGTCTTGATGAACGTGAACAGTAAGCCGCACAGTGGTTTGCCCAATCCACGGCGGTCCGGCTAGCGCATTGAGCAAAATATTCGCATCGAGAATCTTCACAGGGCGCTGCAAAATTCCCGCCGCTTGGTTGAAACCGGCCGTGCCTGTCGGCCCGATCAAATGCGGCTGAAGGTTCGGCGTTAACAACCCCGTAAAGAACGTATTCGCCCAAATGTAATCGCGCGCAGCGTTCCATGAATCAGTCAAGATATTCGCTTGCGCTTGTACGTCGGCGATCTCTTGCGGTTCGGGAATATCGTAAGGGTCGATAGCGCCGATCTTTACCATCGCCATCTTGCAAATGTCAAGAAACTTGAACGAGCCAGTACCGCCAGGATTGAGATACGATCCTGCCGGAATTCCACCACCTCCAGCCGGGGGTAAAACTGGTCCGGGCATCTAGCTCCTTCTTACGCCGCCGCTGTTTCTGCCGACCGCTCTGCTTCTTTCTGCTTCAATTCCGCAGCAAGTTCGCGTTCTAAGCGTTTGATGTTCTCGTCGCGCGGTGTCGAGCCACGTTGTAATTTGTCGAGATGCTTCGCAGAAGGCTTTGCGAACCAGCCTTTCTGCTTCATCACGTCGGCGTACTCTTCTTCGTCTTCAACACTCTTCACCGCGCCGCTTTCGTGATAAAGCAGCTTCGGCCAAGCTCCCGCAGAAGGCACTTGCGAGAAATGATCCGGTGGCTTCGCGATGCACAAAGCTTTCAGCTTCGCGTCGAGCGGTGATTCACCTTCGTTGATCATGTGCGTAATGATGCGCTCCATGTTTTCGTCGATGCGCTTGTCAGCTTTCCCGTTCGCGTCTTGGAACGCTTCTGGAAATTGCTGTTTGCATTCTTTGATCGTGAGACGCTTCTTCTTTGCCATTGACTTCTCCTTATGCCAATCCAACGGCAGTAAAACCTTGACCGATAATCTGCCAAACACCGTTATAAGCTCGCAAGAGAACTCCGCTACCCTTGAAAGCTGTAAACGTGATGACAGTTTTCACTGCTATTCCAGCGGCAATGATCGCCGCAGGACAAGTGATCGTGTGCGCAAAAAGAGTGTCAGAGAACACGCCAATCGTCACGCCGTCATCTATACCAGCGCGTGGAGCCGCGAGCGTCATCGCATTTATCTGGCCGGTCTTGACAATGTAGTTTCCACCAATTTGCGGATTGAGGACATCCGTAGTGCCAGAAAGCTCAATAGGACCAGCTTGAAACGGGTCAGTATCGATCAAATCTTGCTGCGCATCGGCTGAATATGCTCCACCTGCGCTGCGTGCGCCAACTCCGCGCGGGCCTGCAATAATATTCGGCTGTCGTGGCGTTTGAATCTGAGTCATTTCTTTTTCCTCTCAAGCGAAAAATGTGAGGGGCTGCCGGGAACAGCGCAGCCCCCGCGTTGAATTGTTGAACTACGCGATGCGGCTCGGCACCCACTTCGATGTTGCAGCGTTCCAGCACCATGTTACTGGTACGCTGTTTCCTGCCGTCACTGTTCCCGCGACGGCGATATTCCCTGCTGCTGTCCATGTCCAAATACCGGTAGGAATAGTCACGAAGCAGCCGCCACCTGAAGCTGTCCCGTTAAAACCAATGGGGATTGCCCAAGTGACGATTGCCGCCGTGCCTGAGACTGTAAACAACGGCCCTGTCGGCGTGTTCGTTCCAGCGGCTGAGACGATAGCGGCTGTCGCCATCAGATTGTCTTGACCGGAGTTGTTCCAGCCAGGTACCCATGTCCCTGTCACGGACGAGCAAATCCATTGCCCGCCAGTGCGAACGTTGAGCCACGGAGAGACAACGACGTTGGCCGCCGTGCAAGCGACGCCGGAAATTCCGCCGTTAGCTGTTGGTATCCCACCAGGATCGTAATTGTAGAAGAATCGCGAAGGGCCGAACAGCACCATGTCGCCGCTCGGATGCGGAGCAGCGACAGTGCCGTTGACGCCGCGCACGACAGTTAGAACAGTCCCGTTCGTGGCGGTGACGAGCATCTGTTCGCGACCAATGAATAGTGCCGTGCGGTTCGGTTGCGAAGCCGTGATGCCAAGGTTCGGATTGAGGCCGACGATGCCCGTCGCCGAAGCCACTTGCACGAGCTGTGGCGGCGGGTTAGTCGTGGCCGAAACGCCTTGTCCAAGCAGCGAACCTGCTATCGCTGCGGAGATCGTCGTCTGACCGAGAAAGTTCTGCTGCGCTGAAGCTGTCACGCACGACAACGCGAGCAGAACCAAAAGAACTGCAAGTTTGAAGTAGTTTTTCATAGCTTGTAAGCTCCCTTAACCGGCGAGCACCCTCCCTGCGCAGGAATCTGCATAGTATTGACCAAAACCAATTAATGTATCCCATGAATTGGTCATCTTCTTTTCTGTCGGAGAATACATCCTGACGAAGCGTATCGGGATGCCCGTCTTCTTGTCGCGTGCTTGCGAAGTCAACTCCGTCGCTTTCGGCGATTGCAGCTTCAAGCCAACCATCGCGTAGGCGGCGTTATTGAGCCACAATCCTT